TTGTACTGGTTCATGCGGAGGGGGTCGATGGAACCGCTCTTCGCAACAGTGGTGCGCCGCCACACATCCGCAGCCTTGCGGCGGTCGAACGCGGTAGCCATCGAACCGCTGGCGCGGGTGAAGTCCGTGTTGCGGAACGGCAGAATGCTAATGCGCTGCTTGCCAAGAACGGACTCGCAGTCCTTCAGCACGGTGGCAAACGGCACGATCACATCGGTGGAGGGCGCGATCATCTTTGCACGAACAATGTCCGGGCACTTGGAAGAAGTCTCGTTCAGAGTCTTCAGAGCGTTCTCAAGAGCGTTCGCGGTCACCGGGCCAGTGGGCACGGACGGGCTGTTGGTCTTGCCCTTCGTGCCGCCACTGCCGGGGCCTTCCTGCTCGGGCGAGGACTTCGACTGCGTGTCCTGCGCGTCCTGCGCGTCAGTGCTGTCCTGCGACTGGCTCTCCTGCTGACCGGACTCGTCCCCGCTGCCGGGGTTGGTCTTCCCGTCTTCGTCCTGCTTGGACTGCGGCTGTCCGTCCGTACCGTCAGCGTCCGTGCCGCCGTCCTGCGGCTCACCCTCGGTGCTGCCCTGCGGCTCACCGTCTTCCACTTCCTGCGGCTCTTCCTCCTGCTTCTGCCACTGGGCAGCGTCAGCCGCAAGCATACGGTCAGCACCCGTCACGGTGTCAGCCCAAGTCTTCGCGCCCATCACGAAATCGCGGATGGCGGCTTCGTCCGCAGTGAACGGCACAACCGCGTCCACATGCAGACCCAACTTGGAGTGGAGGTTCACGCGGTCAGCCAGCGACAGGCTCGGCATCTGCGCTTCCGTCACGCCAAAGAAATTCTTCGCGTGGAGTTCGCCGTAGCCCTTGTGGAAGTCTGCACGGAGGCCGGGGAACTTGTCCTTGATGAGCCGTTCGATACGGGCATCCTCCGCGATGTTCAGGTACTGACGAGCAATGCCCTCGGGCACACCGTGCTTCGTGGCCAGGGCAGTCGCGTCAGTCTTCCACCCGTCCTGCGGCGTGAACAGGGCGTGGCTCACCTCGTGGCCAACGAGCATGTCGTACAGCGCGTTGCTCATGTCCTTCCAACGGGGCAGGATGAGGGTACGGGTACGCAGATCAAACGCAGCGGTCTGCACATCGGCGTGTTCCACCGAAATATTCTCGGTGGCAAGCAGACGCGCCAGCATGGACTTGACGGCCACGAGGGGCTGAGGAGCGGACACGGGAGCGGTAGGCGAGAGAATCGACATGCCCAAATTGTACTGGAAAATAGGCTTATTTGCAAGCCAAACCGGGCATTCAAATATAGATTTTCGTAAACCCTTGGTATTAAAGGACTTACGGCTTTCCAAAGTCCGATAACACCCCTGTACCCTCCGGGCAGCGCGGTTTCCCCGGCCCCACCGCGCCAATTTTTGAGAGCGGGAAGTGAAGTATAGCCCCTCCGCTTTTCTTTACACTTTCTTCTCGTATACTGTACTAACTAATAGAGTCTAACCCGAGGAGTTCCAATGGCTTACCTAAAGAATCCCCGAGTCCAACACTTCCTAAAGACTGTCCGCTCACAGTGCAAGAAATGCAATGTGCGCTTTACCCTTTCCCCCGGCTACGAAGTAAACGCAGACGGTGAACGCTGCCAAGGCTATTTCATTGAGCCGTGGCACTCACGGGGTCACTACGGTGAACTCCGTGTAGCAGTGGGTGGTCGCCGTGTCTCTGACTGGCTGTACACCCTGGCCCACGAATACGCCCATTTCCTACAGTGGATGCGTGACGATCCCATTTGGAAAGAAAAAGACTACCTGACACTGGAAGTACAGACGGAAGCGGAAGCACTAGCCCTGTGCCGCGAATTTAAACTTCCCATTCCACGCCGTGTACTGCTGAAGGAGCATCGCAAGTACATGCGGAAACTCTCGCGGGAGTGCGCTACATAAGTGTAGGAGACTACACTATGCCCACCTACGAGTACCAGTGCCGCAAATGCTCTCACGCATTTGAAACCATTAAAAGAATAGACGACCGCGATCTGCCCTGCGGTGAGCCGTGTCCGCAGTGCGGCAAGCGTGGGGTGGTGCGTGGCATTAGTGTTCCGGTGATGGGGGCGGATGCCACTCTCGGGCCGGGCGCAGACTTTCGAGAACTCACAAAGAAAATTGGTCGCGGCGTACCGAAGGCTGCTCGGGAGAACTTGGAACGCGCTGCATCGCTGCGTGGTAGAAAATACGGCGCACAGTAAAACGGCAGCACACGCTCACCCCCATTTTTTCAACGCTTTTTTTGGTGGGGAAAAGTGGGGGGAAATGGGGTGTTTTTCTCAAATAATAATCCACAACCCGGTTGGCAGCGCAGAAACGCGGTTCTGCCCACGGTCTACATACTGCACAGGTCTACACACTTTTTAATCCCTCAAAGGAGACTACCAACATGCCCAAAGCCAAAACTCCCCCCACTCTTGTGCTAAAGACTCCCCTCTCGCACCCCGTTGCACAATGGCTGGTGATTGGTGGTCTGGTTGCGTCCCTGCTGTTGGCATGGGGGGCACTGTCCCGTCCGGTGATCCACTCACGCACTCCTCCTGCGGAGAAAAAGGTGGACGGTCGGCGCGGTGCGGCTCCCCGTGGGGAAAACGCTCCGGTGCTTGTGGCTCCCTGATCACGCCTAAATACTGTACACAGGAGTCCACCCCATGCCACGAATCCACAACCCGTTTTCCGCTGACCTGTTTCCTGATCTCACCGCTGCCATCCGTGGCGTGGTGGACGAATCCCACACCCGAGAGCAACTGGAGAAATTAAGCATCACGAAACTGCGCGAACTGCTGAAGCGGTACACGGGCAAGCCCGGTTCCGGTCGTGAACTGGCGGACATCCGTGGACTCCTCCGTGCGCGGGGGGCAGGCAGTGTGCTGGACGAAGGGCGCAAGGGGTTGGGCAAAACAAAATACGGCAAGGCTCTGGCGAAGATGGGAGCAGCGGTGGATGCGTACAACAAATCCCCCAAGCCCACGCCCCCGGTGAACCCGTTCAAGAAAGCCTCTGTGAAGGAAGCCTTGACCCCGTGCGAAAAGAGCGCACTCCAGAAGGTGAAGGCCGCGAATGCCGCTGACCTGAAGGAGTACCCCGGCAAACGGGGAGAACGGGCCCACAAGCGGCTCCACAAGACCGTTGCTGATCTGGTGGGTGAAGCGGTTGCAAAAAAGCCCGTGGCTCCAAAGAAGCCTGTTCCCGCTGATCCCCACGCAGGGGCACGGGGTGTCATCAACAAGCGCAGGGCAATCAAGCGGATGCTGTCGCAGCACGACATGCGGTGGTGATCCGGGGCAGGAGGTAATGCCATGCCTGCAAACACCGATCTAGCGGATGTAAACGAAATCTATGTGGGGTACTTGCTGGCTGGCGGCAAGTGGTGGGACGCTGATGCCAAGGCACAGTTCCTACGCAAGTCCAAGACCATTGGTGCGGGTCGCACTGCCCTACAGATTGAGCGTGCAACCCGCATGGTGGAGGAATTCATTGCGTGGTCGAAAACCCACAAGTACTCCGGCAAGGTGCGCCGGGTGTGGTGGACGGCACGACCGGGTGTGCTGTCCCGTGCGGTGGGTCGGGAAGTGGACTCCCGCAAGAACCCCACGGACATCCTTATACAGTTCACATCTGGCCCTGCGGACGGCTTCTTGGGTCTGTCCGCGAAAAGCACCTCGGGCAGCGGGGACATTGGCTTCAAGAATCCGGGCATCGGCACGGTGGAAGCCGCACTGGACATCCAGTTGGGTCAGGTGCTGACGGAAGCAGTGAACACCGCAGTCCGCAAGTTCAAACTGCCTGAGAACTCCAAGGCCCGCAAGGAAGCCATCCGCAAGTCTCCCCGCGTACAGGCACAGACACAGGAGATGGGATCGGATGTGCTGGCACGGGTGCGTGACATCATGTACCGGAAACTGGACACCATGACGCAGGGGGCACTCCGGGACTACATCCTGACGAACTGGCTGGACGCTTCCAACGACCTGTACCCGCCGTATGTAAAGGTCACGGGCATGGGCGACAAGCCCGGTCGCATCACTGCCAAGGTGGACGATCCGCTGAAGAACGAGAAACTGGGTGCCATCATGTCCAAGCCCATCACGCTGCAAAAGGTGGGCAACGAAAGCATTGGCGTGAGCGCAGGGGGCACGAAAATCCTGAAGATGCGTGCCAAGTTCGAAAGCGAGAAACTTGCGTCCACCATCAAGTTCTCCGGTGACCCGTGGAGTTGAGTGGGCTAAATATTGGAAATGAAAACATTTGCCCAACATCTCCGGGAAGCAGTGGTTGAACGCAAGCCGTTGGTGAAACGCTCCACCAAACTGAAGCGTGATGCCAAAACCGTTGAACGGCTGAAAAAGGAATTCACCCACAACGGTGTCACATGGATCAACTACACGGACATCGGGCACGACAACCCCGTGCCGTGGCTGCTGCAACACTGGGGCATGAGTGCAACCGATGTTTCGCGTGACCTGTTGCCCCTGCTGTGGTGGGTGGACAAGAAGGGAAATGTGGTGGTGTACGAGTTTCCGAAAGGTCAGACCGCTGCGGACATTATCCACGCGGACATACCAGAGTACAACAAGGAAACATCGCTGCAATGGGGCGAGATGACCAAGTATCAGGGACGGATTGACCGCATCCGTAAGATCATCACGATAATTTCAGGCTCCACGCAGAGCCTGTTGACCCAACGCGCACTGCAACGGGGCAAGGGTCGCGTTGCGTCCACGCTTGCACGAATGTTCAAGGGCTACACCGTCATTGACCGCGATGCCGAAGGAGCCATTGAACTGTGAAATCGTTTTTGAACCATCTGCACGAAAAGCGTGAATGGGTGCTGTGGGGACTGCCTCGCGGCAAGCGTGACCGCATCCACGAACGGATTCTGTACACGCAAGCCAAAAGCGAAGCGGACTTGGAGCGCGTGAAGCGTCTTGCAGCGCAGGACGGATGGCATTCGTTCCGTGTGCAGACCCTTGATCTCTCCAAGCCGTTTGATGCGGGTGCTGCTTTCGGTCGCGCAGTGCGTGAGGGCACGGAACACGGAGACACACCGCAGCCGCAGCCCAAATACTTCAGGCAACCGTTCAGCATCGGCGGCAAGATTGTCCAGTTGTATCCTGTGTTTGAAGTTCCTGTAAAAGACAAAAAGTATATGCGGACACGATACAGCATTGGAGAGCGTGAAGGAAGCAGTCCGTATGTGGACTCTCCCGGTCAAAAAGCGTATGACGCAAAGATGAGCGTGTGGCGGTGGCGTGTCCGCATTCAGACCGATGAAGGGTGGATGCTCATGGGCTACATCGGCAGGGCAGATCGCAAGGAAGGATTGCCGCCCATTCGCGCGGGTGACACCGTTGAACTGAAAGACCTACAGTTGTCCGCACGAACAGGCGGAAATCGTTATGTGGAAGGTGGATACTACTTTGCTCGGGGTGGGATCAACATGACATCCGAAAAAGCACTGGACTACCGCTCAAACCGATACGACAGGCAACTCCACGGAAAGGTGAAGCGTAAATCCGTATGATCGACTTCCGCTCCTATCTCACCGAACTGTTCGACCGCACTTTTGAATTGGACGAGTACGCGAATGAATTCAGTTTTCTTGTGCATGAGAAGGGCGGTCGCCTCCTGCCTGTGCCGCACGGCGGCGAGGCATTGGACAAGTGGGTGGAGGAGAACTTCAACGGCACTGTTCCCAATGTGTACAGGTATGTGGTGAATTTCACCGAGATATGGTTGATTCAAGGCTACAACGAGTTCATGCTCCACTACACGATTGCGGACCCAAACGACATCTACGAACTGGGCTTTGAGCGCAGGCTTGTTGAATTGGATCGCCTGATTCGTCCGCGACCTGTTGGTTCCGCTGCCAACAAAAAGATCAGCCGCTACTACTGGCGTTCGGTTGACATTGGCGGCACGGACGAAGACCTGAACTGGCTTGGTGCAGGCGAAGCGGCTGCGGTGATCGGCACAGTGGTGGAAGCCGCAAAGCGATTCGTGAGGAAACATCGTCCACGCGGCATAGTGATCGGCACGAAGAAGGAAGCCAATCCTGCGCGTGGTCGCATCTACAAGGCTCTTGCTCGTAAGGCAGCAGCCGTGACCCGTGGCACGGTGTACGATCTTGGAATGGCGCGTGGCGACATGGCAGCACCCGCAATCGTTTGGTTCCGAAAGCGTGACGATCCGTTCAAGGGGCAGGCATGAAAGACTTCCGCTCCCATCTCGCAGAAATGTTTGAGCAGCCGTGGTTGCACATGGAAACTATGGAGGATCGCCGCTCAAATGGTTTGTTGTTTGTTAACTACATTTACGCCGATCCGCGAAGCCCTGAAGACTACACCAAATACTTGATGATCATATTTGAACAGCAGAACACCAATTCATGGGCATTGCTGTTTACCCGTGGCGGCAGTTTCGCTGTAAGCGGACAAGGCAATGCGGGTGGCGTGTTTGCGTCCGTGCTTGACGCAGCAGGAAAATTCCTGAAGAAGCACAAGCCCGAGTTCATTACATTCAGTGCATTGAAAGAGGGTAAAAACACTTCACGCGAACGGGCGTATGCAGCACTGGTGAAACGATTTGCGTCCAAATACGGATACGCACTGGATCATAAAGAATCAGGTGATTTTGAAGCAATGTGGAAACTCAGACGAGGTGGAGCATGAACGGATTCCGCTCATATCTCACCGAACTGTTTGAGCAGCCGTTCCCTGTGCGCGAGTACAAGCGGTTGGGTTACGGCCCAACCACGATGGAGATCACCTACCACGCACAAGACGAGCAGGGACGCGACCTGATGATCGACATCACCAATGTGGGTGGCGGATGGGAAATCAATTTCACCATTGACGGTTCACACGATCTTACCCATTCAGGAAAGCCGTTTCGTGTGCTTGCCACCGTTGTGAAAGCCGTTGAACTGTTCCTGAAGTGGCACAAGACCGAGTTTGACACCTATCCCGCATCGTTTGACATGATATCCAAGCGCAGCGAAGCCAAGCGTGACACGGTGTACTCTGCGCTCATGCGGCGATTCGGCAAGAAATACGGGTACGAAATCACTGACAAATTCGTGACCAATCGTTCCGCTCGTCCTGAAGACCAACGCACCGTGACCACGGCTAAACTTGCTGCCCTGCCGTGGGAAAAAGTGGAAGCCGCTGCAAAGCCACCCAAAGGCATGAGGTGGAAAGACCCACTCAACCCGCTGCGCGGCATGGTTCCTGAAGCCCGTGACTACGCGGCAGAATACGCCAAGATGTACGGCGGCGACAACCCCACGCCCAAGCAGCGCAAAGCCATGAAGAAGAAGACCGCACGAAAGCGTGTGCTGCGGCGCATGGGGCGAGAGGGTCGCTCCAATGACGGCAAGGAAATTGACCACAAGAACGGCAACGCGCTTGACAGCCGCCCGTCTAATCTGCGGCTGGTGTCCCGTGCCACGAATCGCTCCAAGGACAACAACAAGTGGCGGAAAAACAAATGAATCACGATCCAATTGATTTCCGCTCGTATCTCGCAGAACTTTTCGAGCGACCATTTAAACTCGTAAAGACAATACCAAGCAGTGGCTCAGGAGTTTCGTATGTGTACCAAATATCAGATTGCCCAAGCAAAGCAGTAAAGCCGGGAGACTGCCCTGAACGAAACGACACCCTCACCGTTAATTTTTCGTACATGAATCCGCAAGGCAACGAGTGGGAAATTGATTTTACTCGCGGCGGCTCCACCGCACTCACTGGCGAAGGACAGGCAAGCCGGGTTTTCGCATCGGTTTTGGACGCAATAAAGCGATTCACAAACAACTACGAGCCGAAAATACTTACATTCAGCGCGGCTAAATACGAGTTGAGGGTATCAGATTGGTCGTACAGATCTGGCTCCCGAGTTCGATTGTATAAATCCATGATTTCCAAATATGCCCCACGCTTGGGTTACTCACTGGCGTACTCCCAAGAGAAGGGCAACAAAATGGATGTGTTTGTGCTGAAGCGCAACGATTGAAAAATTAGTGGCAGTACAGAAACGAATAAATAAAGGGACAACCAACCCTTTTTGAAAGGACACCCCAAAATGGCATTTACCGCAGGCTCCCCGGAACTCGCAAAGGCACAAAAACTTGGAAATATTCTGAGCGAATGCTTTATTCGCTTTGGTTCTAGCCGACTGGCTGGCATCACTGGCGCACAACTCATTGAAAACAAAGCCCGTGATCTGGGTTTCGGCATCACCGGACTCACAACCGGAGGCGGATTCCCCCCATTCGGCAGCGCGGGTATTACTGCCAACCGTGACGCTTCGGTGTTCGGCACACTTACCGCAGTGCTTCAGAACCCTGCTGGCTTGACTCGTCCCAACGGCATCACTGTTGCCCCATTTGGTACAGGGCAAACCGTGGGCATCTACCTCAAGAAGTTTGTCCGTGACGGCAGCGATGTCACCGTGACGAACTCTGCCACAGGAGCGGTGGCAGGCACGACTCTTGGTTTCGGTGAAAATAACTTCGTGAACCGTGGATTCACCGCAACGGTGTACTTCAGCGGATCACCCACAGGAACAAGCGCAGGAATCACTTTCTCCGTCAACTAAAAAGGGTTAGAGCATGGCACTACCTAACGATAAACGCTCGTTGCAGGATCGGTTGTCTCGTGTTGCCACTCGCATGGCACAGAAGTTTGGCAACGGCGTTTTCACGGGTGTCACCGTTGGTGCTGGTGCCAGCGCAGGAATTCCCGCAAGCGTACTGATCAACCGGATTGCGGGAAAAAAAGTTGCACTTGATTCGCTTGGTAGAGAAAACGCCAGTGCGCTTAGTTTCACGGTGATTGACACTGCGAACGGTGCAACTGCTGCCACGCAAGATCAGTTGGTTGCAAACACTTATGTTCCTTCACAAATGCCTGTTGGTATTTACGGTTCTCCTGCTGCACTTGTAATGCTTGCCAAACTAAAGGCAGGAACAGACAGTGTTGACTTCATAGTGACAGGAGACTCCAACACCAATTCACCCGGAGCGGCAGGATGGGCACTTGGTCTTGCCCGTGGTTTGATTCGCGGCTGTTGCTCGGGAATGTATGCCACACCTCTATATCCATCAGGTGTGTGTTTGCCCAATGCGGGAACTCCTCAGCCCACCATGTCTTGGTGGAGAAACGGCAATTTGGCTCCGCGTGTTAATATAGACGGCGGCGGCGGTGCAGGAAACACATACGGAGACTTGCGTGATGCTCCAGCGGATGTTGCTTCATTCATGGATTTCACAGGCATGGATGTTGGATTTGCATATGATCGCGGCTCGGGAACTAGCATTTATCTGTCTGCGTGTGCGTACTTGCCACGACCGGGCGGAACATACTTTTTTAACGAATATCCCACGGTAGAGTATTTCGATCCAAACGATCTGGATGTTCGCGGTACAGGTTTGGATACACGAAATGCACTCACCCATCGTGTAGTGCATTCGAATTTGCCCGGAAACGGAGCATCGGCTGCGTGTCTTCTTCTTTGGATCGGGGGAATATCAACAGGATACTCTGGCCCAGCGGCATCAAATCCAATGGCGGCATACACTTGGGGTGGTCTGTTGACATCTCAGGGATACGGAGCCACTTTCTATCCTCCCACATCAGCAACAAGCAACCGTGGAACCACATACAGTGCATGGGCAGGACTAAACGGCGTAACCGGAAAAAAGGTCAGTAAACTTACATGGCCGGCAGACCCAAATCGTGTCGGAATTACGGTTGGATTCAATTGGACAAACAATCAGAGCGGCTTCGGACAAATAGGTGTACCCAACTACCACACAAGAGGACCTGTTGCTGTGTATGTTGAGTCTCTGCACTGCAACAAAAAAGGTTGGGCAGTGCAACCCATGATATGCCTGAGTGGATACACCACAGAGGGCATAGCAAAAGAAGCAGTAAAGTTCTCAAAGCCCGGAACAGCCGGATACGAAAACAACAGCGGAATGAAAACAGTTCTTCAGGAACTCCGTGAGCGTCAGATTGAGGCAGGCGGAAGCGGAAATGTGGTTGTGTGGCTAAACAGCGGTATCAATGATGTGGGAAATGTTGCGGGAACAAACGAGGTTGCTGCTGCGGCAGGTTTCCAAACACATATAAAGACTTTGATAACACAATACAGAAATGCTTGGGATTCTCTTGGGTATCCAGAAAATGATCTGGCGTTCATGGTTTCCGTTACCCATCCCACGAATTCTGATGACGGAAATATGGATTCGTTGCGACCTTTGGGCAAGGACTACGCTGAAACTACTCCAGACTATTCTGTTCTATCTCCTTACAGAAATGTTACTTTCGTAAATATCATGCAGTTGGGAACAGGTTTGTTTGGAACCACCTATGGTGGGCTTACGAACGGAAACTCCTTCAATGGGTTTAGAAATTTTTATCAAAGAGCAGACGCAAACTCGGATGGCATTGCTCTTGAGGGTGAATTCCCGGCACACTTGGACGGATCGGGAATTACCGGAGGGTATTCATATCTCGGTGAACTTCTAATCAAGCGTTGCCTGCGTTACACCCCACCAATCTGATGTCAGACACAGACTTCGATTTCGGGTTCACGGCAGTAGATGAGGAAGAACTCCACACTACCACTGCTCCCGTCCAGCCTCCGTTGCCATCGGTGTCACCCGATGCAGTCGCTGCCATAACAGCCAAATTGCTTGATCTTGAAGGCAAGATAGCAGCAATCAAGCCAGCATCTTCCACTCACTTGGCTCGGGTAGAGGAAAAGATCGACAAGGTGCTGAACTTGGAACTGCATGAGATGAATGAAGCCTTGCAAAGCCAAGGGCAAAGCCTGTCCACCGTGCTTGACGAGGTGGAAGAGCGCACGAATGCCATGCGTGACGAGTGCAAGGTAAAAATGAACGAGGTTGAACGCCTCATTCTTCCTCTCCTAACTAATCTTATGAAGAATCCGCAAAAGGAATACATTCACTGGCCCAACAGGAGTGAAAAACTACAGGCACAGATCGACAAGATCACAGCACTAACACGGAGTTTCGGAGTATGAGCGACCTATACAAAAGCCTACGCACCATCATATTTGAGGTTCAGGCAGCAGCGGCTCCCGCGCCTGTTGCACAGCCACAGCAGGCAGCAAAGCCCAAGACAGAGCGCAAGAAGGGTGAAGTATGGAAGACCGCAAGCGGTCATTTTGGTGCAAAGAATCCCGCAGGAGTCACGGACTATTTCGGTGACGAACAACGCGCCAAGGCATACTCCAAAGGTCAGGGTCGCGGTGGAAGCGTGGATCACGGTGAAGTGGACAGTTCACGCGAGGTTCCGTTAGATCAAGACGGATACGCCAAGGACAAGGCAGCAGATCAGAAGCCCGTTGCAAAAGGAGCCGTACAGCCAGATGCAGCAAAACCCGCAGCCACCGGAACAGGAAAACCCGCCCCCCAAGCGAAAGCGGTTCCCGCTGATACGCAGCATCAAGCACAACCGCAAGGTGGCAAAGCGGGTGCAGAAAAAGCAAAACCTCAAGAACCGCAACCCGAAGAGGAACACCCCGAGATAGCGGCAGAAGATCCGAAAACGCAGTTTGACACGGGGTTCACCGAAGACCCCACGCAAAAGCCCAAGGTGGATATCCGCAAGGCTAATGTGGTGGCAAACGCAGTAAAGACAAAAGCATTTGCCGGTCCGCAGCAAGATCGTGACTCAGTGTTCGGTGACGCTGCCACGGAACGGGCATTCGCGGACGAGATGAACCACGCTGCACTGGCTGCACTGCGTGGACAGAAAGTAATTGACTTTGAGTTGTGCGCCAAGGTATTCTCTCAGGTTGGATTCTGCTACGACAAGAGCGGAATCAAGACCACGAAGGGAATTGTCCGCAAGGAGATGCCGCAGTTCTCGTCACAGGTTGACCCAAGCAAGACAGACTCTGCTGCATTCAAGACTCTGATGGCAGGCAAGGGCTACACCTCACCTGATCAGGTTACGCCCGAAGATCTGAAACTTGAGATCAACATGGAGAAACAGTACCGCGAGGCACTTGAGCAAGCGGGATACGAGATACAGGAAGAGGAAGTGGATGCGACTGCTCTCAAGCCCATTCAAGGAGAACTGCTAGGTTCCAAGGTGGCAGCAATGTATGCCACACTCGTTGCCGCGCAGCAAGACCCTGACAACTACGGCAAGCAAGCCTCGCGTCTGCTTGAACCCATCTATGTGTCCGATGGGTATGTGATTGACGGACACCATCGTTGGGCAGCGCAGTGCGCGGTGGACATTGCCAACGGCAACGGCACGAATGCCAAGATGAAGACCCGCACCATCACGAAGGGCGGCAAGCCAGTGCCCGTGGACGAGATAATTCAGTTCTCGAACAAGTTTCAAAAAGACATTGGATTGATGAGCCAAAGCCGCTCAGGAGCAACCGTGCAAGACAAACCAAAAACACAGAAAGAGTCGTTCATTGGTGCATTCAAGAGATGCAGGATTGGTCGTGCCGTGCAGAACATCCACGAATCGGTGCAGTCTCGTCTTGATGAAGCAGCAAAGAAAAAGTTCGACCGCACACCCACCATCGGCACATTCCGCTCGGGGATGGTCGTTGACACAGATGATCCGCAGTACTACGCGGGTGCGTTGACCCCATCAAAGCCGCGCAAGACCGATGCGGCAGGAAACTTGTTGAAGAGCAAGAAGGATCAAGAGAAGATTTCTTTTGGGTGGAAAAAGACCCAAGCAGCAGTGAGCGCGAACATTGCCACCGCACAAGACTTGATCGACACGGCAGACATCAAGCCAGTGGGAACCACATTTGAGATTTACGGCACGAAGGGTGGCAAGGCATCAACCATCAAGGTCAAGAAGGTTATGAAAATGGGTGATGTGGTGTACATGGTTGGTACGACTCCAGTGGAACTGTACGCAGCGGGAACAGGTCTGCAAATACTCAACAAAAAGACGCGCCGCATCATGCTTGATCGTGGCAACGACATGATATGGGAAAGTGCAGACTTCTCGGATGTGGGCAAGATTTCAATCAACGAGATTCGCAAACTGTCAAAAGACGAATTGGCAAAGATTGATGCAGAGCGTAGAAAGCGTGTAATGGCAGCAAAAGACGCTGCCATCAACAAGCGTTCAGAAGAAGGCAAGGCAGCGTGGAAGAAAATGAAATGAAGCCGTTCAAGGAACTACGAGATCACGCTTTTTCTTCCCTGCAACGCCTCATATCAGAGGAGTTGGAGGCAGAACTCACGGAAACCAAGATCGTGCTTGACATGCCCGGTTTTGATCGTGACGAAATCGTTAATTACTTGGAAGAAGAAGGCATAGAATGGGAAGAGGGCGAAGACGGCATTATTTCCATTGTTGATCCTGTTGAAGAAGCAGACATCGAAATCAGCATGGAAGAGGAAGAGGGTGACGAGATTGAGGAGTCTGTGGAAGTTGAAACGCAGATGCTCAATGAAGCCACCGCACGGCGCAAGATTGTGGTTCGCAAGGGTAAGCGCAAGATCATATTCAAGTGCGGCCCCGGAATGATGAAGAAAGGCCCTCGGACATGCGTTCGCCGTCCGGGAGGGCAGTTGCGTAAACTGAAACTGCGGTCGAAACGGGCTGCACGAAAGGCGCGTTCCAAACGGAATGTTGCCAAGAGGCGGCGAAAACTGTCGCTCCGCAAACGAATGTCCTTGGGGCTACGACCACGCAAAAAACGATAAACCGGAGACTACACCATGATAAAATGTGAAAAAACAGAAAGGGGCGGCAAGATCACCGTCCTGAACGAAGGCAAAAAGTCTTCGCTGATTTTCAGTCTTTCGGATGCAACCCAAACTCCGTTGAGCATGAGGGTGGAGTGCGAAACAGGTAGTGATCACGATGTCTTGCTGTCGGTAACCGAAAACTTGGTTCAGCGATACTCATCTCCGGTAGTGTTCCTGAAAACCGAGAGCGCACAACTGCGGTATTGCCCGTGGATCGGCAATTCCGTGTACAGGCATTCCACCAAGAAACTTGAAACTCTGTACACCCGTCCCTTTACGCCTTCCAAGCCATTTGACCGGGTGTGGTCATTGGCAGAGTCCATGAGCGACTACTCTTTCGTGCGCTCCTCCGGTGATGAACTGCGTTTCTTTGACCGATACGCAATATTCGGTCAACTCCGCAAGCACTTGAAGCCACTGGAATTTCTGTCCGTGAAAGAAGAATGCGATTACGGAGTGCAGAAAGCGTGTGTTGCCACGAACAGATTCATGCTAGACACAGCAGAACAACACCTGTCGCACACAGGAAAATACTCCGAGGCATTCAACGAAGTGATAAGTCGGGTGCAGAACATGCAGCAAGGCGGATGTGTATCGTTCCACAAGACATCGTATCTTCGTGAAACAATTGAACAGATTTTGCTTCCTGCCGTTGTGTTGTTTGGCACAGGAAACCCATTCACAAAATCAATCATGGAGTCTTTTGTGTCAGGAGCAGCGGAATACACAAGCGTGTCTGAAGGATTTCTTGAAACATACGAAGAATCACTGAAATACTTGAATGAGCAAAAGTAATGGAACGGTTCTCAAAACTCGGAATTTCAAGTCTAAATATAACAGGAGAACAACTATGGCAGGAATGAAAGACATGCTACTGTGGATGAAAATGCAGCAGAACAAGCCAGAATACGCTGCCGCAAGGAACTGGCTTCAGCGGAATCAGACCCCGCTTCCCGAAACTCCCAAAAAGAGCGAACCAAAAGAAATAGAAGTGGTGGACGAGACACCCGAAGACCAAGAGTGATCCATGAAGACTTTTCGTCATGCGTTCGTGACTATCACTGGCGAGATACAGTCCACCGAAACACCGAGTGGTAGACGCTACTCTACACCCGAAGGTGTGTTTCCGTCCGTTACTACGGTGACGGGATGGGCAAAGCGAAACTTTTTCGCAAAGTGGCGGCGCGACAATCCCGAAGAATCCAAGCGCATACTGTCTCGCGGCACGAAAGTACACGCCATCATTGAAGACTACTTGCGTAATCGTGTTGAAACCACGCTGCACGAAGCGCGTGGCACAGAAGAACTAGATATTTTTCAAACCATGCAGCCGTATGTGGACTGCATCGACAACATTCGTGCCATCGAAGTGCCCTTGTGGTCAAAGCGAGTGGGACTGGCGGGACGCACGGACTGCATTGGCGAGTACAACGGCGAACTGTCCGTGATAGACTTCAAGACTTCAAATAATCCAAAGAGTGAAGACGCGATCTGTGATTATTTTACGCAGAGTGCGGCATACGCACTCATGTGGCAGGACTTGACGGGACAGCGCGTGGACAACATCACCATCATCATGGGAGTCAGCAGCACTGCGGAGTGTCAGGTGTTCCAAGCCAAGACACGAGATTGGGTAGAATCACTCGCAGAAGCAATTGCTTTATGGAAGTCTGAACAGGTTTCTGTCGCCTAAATAATGGCGTGAAACCCATGAATTCATTCATTCCCTTTCTGGCGGAATCACTTGCAAAAACAGGTGGCAAGAATGTTCATTTAGAACATCTTGAGGATGAAATATTCAATCACGGTTTTGCAGGCTTCTCCAAGTCCATGAATTCTTTACGGGGAGTAGTGCAGTCGTTGCAAGGCAACGACACGGTTCCATACGATATTTCCGTGAAATGGGATGGTGCGCCTGCACTCATCATGGGAACTGATCCCGTCACAGGCAAATTTTTTGTCGGCACTAAAAGCGTGTTCAATGTCACTCCCAAAGTGAACTATACTGAGGCAGACATTGATCGAAATCATCCATCCGAAGGCTTGAACGCAAAACTGAAACTGGCGTTGAAGCATTTCAAGACTCTGCGGATCGGAACAGTGCTACAAGGCGACTTGCTGTTTGACAGCGAGTCTATCAAGCGCGAAACCATTGACGGCAAGCGATACATCACATTCCAACCCAACACAATAAAATACGCAGTTGATCCCAATTCTGATTTGGGAAAACGAATATCGTCTGCAAAAATCGGAATCGTGTTTCACACGGAATACGGCGGAAAATCCATTGCTGACCTGAAGGTTGTCCAGTTCAATCCTAGCCTAGCGGGTCTGGCGAAAAGCAGAAGCGTGTGGTACGACAATGCCACATACCGTTTTTCTCGGGGTGATGGATTGTTCACGGCAAAGGACATTGCACAGATCAGTTCACAGATCGACAGTCTGATCCGTGAGGGTATTGAACTGAAGTCCGTGATGAATGCCGTGGCAAAAAACACGGCTCTCGTTGCCGAGATCAAGATGTATTTCAACAGCATAATCCGTGCGGGGCGGGAACTAGGAGACACCAACGAACTGCTTGCCTTCGTGTCTGCCAAAGTGCAGGAGAAGCGCAAGAAACTTAAGTCAAAGGTTCCTACAAAGAGTCCTACCCCTACACTGGATTACATTCGGAACAACCGTAACCAAATCAATCGGTTGTTCGCACTACATAATCGGGTAGCCCTGCTAAAGAAGCATGTGCTGTCAAAACTGTCGAACCTGACCACGGAGTTCGGTACTTTCGTGCAAAAGGGTGACAAGTATGTGGCAACGGTTCCCGAAGGATTCGTTGCAATCGACCGTCTGAGCAACGATGCAGTCAAATTGGTTGATCGCATCGAATTCTCAAAGGCTAATTTCACGATTTCCAAATCGTGGAAACAGTAAAGAGTTGGTGTACTTGAAGTGCATTGCGGGAGGTGATCCAAAGTGGCTAAGTCTTTAAAAGATACACGACGAAGCAAAACCATTGTGGTCGCTTTCGGTCGTTTTCAGCCACCAACTTCAGGACACCAACTCTTGTTCAACAAGGTGGTGGAAACGGCAAAGCGGATGGGTGCTGAACACGCGATTGGATTCAGTCGCAGCCAAGACCCGAAGAAGAATCCGTTGTCACCATCTCGTAAGTACTTCTGGCTTAAACGCCTGTTTCCGGGGGTCAACTTTTTGAATTCGGAGGACATTCGGACACCGTTTGATTTGTTGTATTATCTTGCAGACAAAGGCTACGACCATGTTGTGTTTGTCGGGGGAGAAGACCGCAGCAGCGACTACGATGACCGCGTGATTGGCAAACTGATGAAGCACTCCGATCCAGACAAAAGACTGAATCTGAAGCGATACGATTTTGTCATGGCAGGAAAGCGGGACGCAAAAGCAACCGGAGTAAAGGGCATGAGCGCAAGCAAGATGCGCGAAGCCGTTGCCAACGGCGACACCAAGACATTCGCCAGTGGTATGCCTGAAAACGCTGGCAAGGACGACATCAAGCGATTGTTTGATGAAATCAAGCGTGGTATGCGTGGCAGCATGAAAGAAGAAATAGACCTGAGTGAATTGTACCACACTGCGGCAGAGCATCTGCTTGAAAGCGACAAGCACAAGCGGCGACCGCCCACACCGGGTCAAACAGGCGGATTTTCCAAACACAACACGCAGTTCCCCACACCGCCGTGCAAGATTGACGAGGATTTGCGTGATTGGTTTGCTCAGAAGTGGGTGAACATCGGCGGCAAGAAAGACCCCAAGACAGGGGAGTATCCTCCCTGCGGTCGCAAGAGTGCAAACGCAAAGGGCCCATATCCAAAATGCCGTCCGCTGCATCGGGTTGGCAAGACACCGGAAACCGTTGGGGAGATGACACCCAAGGAGCGCAAGGCAGCAGTGCGGCAGAAACGCCGCGCAGAAGGCAAGACACCTCGCAAGGGCAAGGGAAATACGCCCATCAAGGTGTCACACAAGTCTCTGGACGAAAACGCATCATGCCCACGGAATCCTCGCGGATCGGCAGAGGACACATGGGTAGGAGTAAAAGGCGGAAAGGTGTATTTCTACATTGGTAGATGTTCGCAGCCATATCAAATATTTGGCAATGACGCGGTTTCTGCCATTCGTTACGGCGAAGAAATCTATGTAACTCTCCGAAACGGCAAGACCGCAATTTACAAAATCAACAACGGCAGGACGGTGTTTGGGCCTGTCCGCATGATCTGACTGACAATATTTCAGGGTCTAAATACAATAAAGACCCTTTTCAAAGGAATCGCTGCATGGATACTGCTATCAAGTCCAAACTGCAAACTCTTCTACGCATGGGTTTGGTGTCTCCCACCAATGTGCGCCGTGCCGTGACCATGTTCCAAGACCCGGAACGCTATGCCAAGAGTCCTGCGTATCGAACACTCATGCAGGAAATCCTTGTGGACATCATGGACAAGATTGTGAACAACCGGGTCATTTACACCGCGCTTCGTTCCACTCTTGGGCGAGAAGCATCCGAAAAGAAAACACAGAATGTGGCACAGCATCAGATGGTAGCAGGACTTGGTGAAGCCGTTGAAACAGACCGGACGAATGTTCTGCTCCGCAGCGGCATCGTGGACAAGTCACAGATCACCGCTGCTCGAAAGGCACTCAAGTCCAAGAGCAACATGAAAAGCATGAGCATGGGCAAGGTGTACCGCGAAATGATGATAGACATGCTTGACTCTATGGTAAAAAAGATCACAGGCAGTCCTGCTCTGTTCAACGCATTCAAATACACGATGGGCAAGGAAACCGTGGAAGAGTCATTCGATGGTGAGGGAATTGACGCGGAACTCATTGCACTGGTCGGTCTTCACGAAGATGCTCAGGAAATTCTTGAAGCCAACAAGCCCACGAAGCCGGAACTGTGGTCAAAGGCAAAGAGCCTTGCCCGTAGCAAGTTCAAGGTATATCCGTCTGCCTACGCAAATGGTTGGGCAGTGAAGTGGTACAACTCCAAGGGCGGTGGATGGAAGAGCGTCAGCGAAGGCAAGTCGTTCTTTGATTTCAGCAAGAATGTTGACGAGGCATGGGAAGGCTCTCCGGCTCAAGCCAAACTAAAGAAAGCCAAGGCTGATTACGCTGCACACGCTGCCGAAATCAAGAAGCCTGTTCCCCCTGCCCGTGGTTCTACCCACCCGATGGCACGACAGGACACCAAGAGCGGAAAGATGTATTGGGCAGCGGATCGGCGCAAGAAGGCAGGAACCGGAACACGCCGCGCCAGTGATGTATCAAACGAAAGATCAGGTTCGGTCAGCGAGTAAATCTGAAAAGGGAAGACACATGAAAGACAACAAGACATTCAAAGCATTCCGCAACACCCTGAACGAGAGCGAGTACTCCGAAGTTCTTACTGGCTACGGATACCGTTCAGCACACAAAGACGGACCTGGTCTGCATCACCTTCAGTCTGCTGGTGCGCTTGCAGGGATCAATTCCATGCTGTCTACCATTTCCCGTGGTACATACCTTGATCCCAACGAAGCCCTGCTGAAGATGAAGGTGCGTCTGAATGTGGTTCAACTGGACTTTGATTGGCGACCGGGGATGATCCCGCAGGGGGTTGGTTCCTACGATTTTGTTGTACGGCAGTTTGGTCGTGTTGATGGTTATGATGCGTTTACCGGAGGCATCCGGTTTGACGGAAAGGCTAATCCAACAGGTGGCTACACCGAACTAAACCTTCATGTTGATGTGGAACTGAATCCTGATTCACTGTATGTGATAACCGCAAAACTCGCTCCCCGTGTTGAAGTGGTTCCCGAGGGCGTGGAAGAGGACGGCAATGCGGTCACCGAAGACTACCAAACCGATGCCCGTGAAACGGAAATGAAGAAGAAGATTGCCAAGCACGATGATGTGGCTCAACGCGCCTATCAGCGGCGCATGACGGGCACACCCAAGCAGGCTAGACGAGCAGGAAAAGTTGAGGGCAAGCACGACAAGGCAATCACCCGCCTGCTGAAGCAGGACGAAAAGGAGCAGAACTCGCCCCGCACCTACGGTCGCGGTGGCAAACTGGTCAAGCGTGGCAGTCGCCATGAGGTGAAAGAAGGCGTGGAGCAGATTGAAGAAATGCACAAGCCCGGAGATACCGTCAAGGTTCCCCACAAGGGCAAGATGGTGCGGGGCAAGATCGTGCGCCACGACAGCGGTGGCAGCGGCAAGGCAGCGCAGCACGGTGGCGGCTATGTGGTTGATGTTGGCGAGTACAGCAGCATCACCGTTCCCCATCACAAGATCGTGAAGGAAGAGTGGAAGTCTCTCAAGAAGACCAAAGCCGACTTGAATGCCATTCGTGCAAGCGGCAAGAAGGTAAGCGTTCAGCACGGCGAAGGCGATACCCTGTACCGCGTTTCCAAAGCCAAGAAGTCTGTCAAGGAAGAAGCGGAGCAGATTGACGAATTGAGCAAGGCAACAAAGGACGCATATGTTGCCAAGCGTGGTTCACAACTGTCGTCCATGTTGAGCGGACACAAGCGCGGCAAGCAACTCACTGGCAAGCAGCAAGCCAATGCCGTGAAGGGCATCAAGCAGGCTATGGGTGTACAGGAAGCACTTGTTGGCGGTCAGAAGCGGCTTGATGTAAACAAGAACAAGAAACTGGACGCACAGGACTTTGCCCTGCTCCGTGCCAAGAAGAAGCCCGTGCAGGAAGAGGCTGTGAGCGAAGCCAAGATGAAACAGTGGACTCCTCGCTTGGACAAACTCTTTGGCAGCAGCCGTGACGCTGTTCGCAGCAAGCCAAAGAAGATGATTTCGGTAAACAAGATCAAGGACGGCAAGAAGGTGTCAAGCAAACTCATTCCTGCTTACACTCCGAAAAAGCCAACGAAGTAGGTCGTGAAGGGATTTGCCGACTATCTTTTCTACAAGAAAACCAATGAAGACATTTTCATTGGTCAGGGCACTCATCTCCAAGATCCTATTCCCGGAACACAGATAAAGGACACAGACTTGCCTCCCAAGGAAAAGCAAAACAAGTTTAAAAAGAAGAACACTCAACGCCCCAAGTGAATTCTGGTTTTCGTCATGGACTTCAAAAAACTCAACCGCGATAATTTCATGCTGTACGCTATGGGGCAATACACAAACCCCGAGTGCGAAAGCATTGTTGAGTTTCAGGAAGACATGAACCGCATCAAATATGTGAAGCGGCTTCTGAAAAAATACAATCGAACAGGCAAGATACGCCCCATACTACTGCTCAACCACCTGATGGTGCTTGGGAATGTGTTTACTCCCCGAGTAGCGTCCCGTCTTCTATTTTTCAAACTAGATGAAACCCTCCACCCGCCTCTGAAAACCGCGCTTCTCTATTTGAACTACATAGGAGAAGGAATGGTATTGGACGAACGGAACATGGACAGCATTCCATTGGACGGACGGCTGGCTGAGGCTCTGCGGAGCCTTTAAGGAGGCTTTATGGGCAAACTGAAGCGTTTCAGCACATTCGTGGAGCAAGAAGGCGGCGGCACAGGACTGCCCACATCTGCCCCGACCAATGTGGTGGGCAATCAAAAAATAGCGGGACTTGGATCAGACATTCCACCCGTGCCAGCAAAAAACAAACTAACCAAATCAAATATCAGACGGCGTAGGCTTCCTCGTACCTAAATAATAAAGGTGTAGATGAACACCTCTAGAAAGGAAGTGCGTTGATGTTTACCCCTGAATTGATCTCGTTGATTGGCGGTGGTGCTACAGGATTCCTGTTCCGCTACATGGCACAGAAGTCGCAGGATCAAAAAGAAATATTCGAACGACTGATTGCTGCGAACAAACAGACCACCGAAAACCAAGACAAAGCAGTAAAGCGCGTACCCATTGATGTGGGTCGCGGTGTGCGTCAGGTCATCGTGCTGTCCATACTGTTTGGTACATTCCTTGCACCATTCATCCTGCCGTTCTTCGGCTTGCCCACATTCGTTGAAGTGGATGCCACGACACCGGAGGGCTTGTTCGGACTGATCCCGCAAAGCACCAAGAAATTCTTTGTTGAGATAAACGGATACCTGTTCACATCCGAGAATCGACAAATCTTGTTGAGCATCGTGGGATTCTACTTTGGTTCTGCTGCGGCATCCAACAAGTCATAAGGAGTCAACATGAAACTTGCATACGCACTATTGGCTACGCTGATCTTGGCTGCTTGCAACACCTCACCGCAAATTGTTCCTGATACCACTGGTGAAAGCGTGTTGATGAAACGGCTGAACCATCAGATTTCCACGGGAGATGGCAGCACGGTAAATTGGGGATGGATTCTTTGGTACTTCCCCATAGTGATTCTCGTGTTTGCGTGGGCATGGAAGGAATGGGTTCGCCCGTCCATCAACGCTCTGGAGAACGAGGACATCGACAAACGAAAGCAGAACGGGCTTGCTCCTGCCGAACCGGAGGAGCCACGGCAAACCGATCAGTCCTGATCGCTGCCCTTCAGGTTTTCGTACATCTTCTTGCAGATGAAATACGAGTCCACGATGTCTGACACAGGACTCACGCACTCCTGACGCTTCGGTGTCAGGAGTGCTTTCAAATCCACACCCGTATCGTTCAGCCACGCTGCGTACATCCCGTTCTTGTCGGAGTTGCCTTTGCCCGTGGCATATTTTTTTACTTCGGTGGGCGGTATCACGGTTACGGGTATGCTCAACTGATACAGTTTGTATTTAAGAATGCCCGTGTTCTCCGCAATGTGGAAAACCTTGCCTTGTGCGCCGTAGGCATAGCCTTCCAGTGCCACATGAGAACACCCCATCACAATGTCCACTGCCCAATCCGCAAGTGTTTCATACCGCTCTTGGTCGTTGTCCCAATCGCTTAACCGCTCACCAAAAATATTCAGGGTTCTAATTTCTGATTGTCGCTTGTTGTCTGTCAAAAAATAAAATGAACAACCACTGTACGAGAATTTTCCCGTTGCGTTTTCGCGGAACAAGCAGATTGCAGGCCCACAAAGAGAATAGTCAATCCCTGCTATAACCATACAAGTATGTATGGAAAGTGTGCTAAATAGAGGGAAAGGAGGACTCAAAATGAGTACCGAAAATTACAATGAAACTGTTCTGCTACCGCTGCTTGAGAAGAAGGTTCACGAACTTACTTCAGCCCTGATCTTGGCTGAAGCGCAACTTCAGATTGCCCTGAAGCAAAAGGCTGAACTTCAGAAGAAGGTTGATTCATCTGAAGTTGCTGGCGAAGTAGGGTAATCAAAACCCGAACGCTCTAGCCAAAAGAATTCCCACAAGGAAAGAACACGCACAGACCAAGACTTTTTGAAGTCGGTTTAGTCGCATATTTCCTCCACGGTTTGGTGTATCCACCCGATCACCAAGTCCATGCGAACAACGGAATTCTCAAAAAGGCAACCATCATAAATCCCGAGGGACGAAATCACCCCAACAATTTCACCCTCGGGATTTATCATTGGGCCACCGGAGTCACCAAACCACACCGTGCCGTCCGTGACGAGCATTTTGAACACCCACGGCTCTTCCACAAGTGTTCCATAGTAGCGGAACACACCGTTGTCGCTGCGCTTTTTTGTGCCACCTCCGTACCCAACGGCAGTAAGAGGATCCATGCGAGTGTATGTGTACGAGTCGGAAACGGGTTTCATGGGTTCTATGTCCGAACAGTCTTCCAAGAAGACCAGTGCCACATCAAACACCCACATGTCTGCCAACAGGCATTTGGGGTGCGATATTACGAACCGGACAGGATGTTCCACCCCTCCTGCGGTAAAAGACACTATGGTGCGATTTTCCACACAGTGAGCGGCAGTAAGTGCCACCCTTGGGTGGATGAGGGTTGCGCTGCCGATCATGCGGTCATTGCGGTCGGAGATGAAACCCACGGCAGGCATTTGGGTTTCCTCCAATAGCGAGAAACCCCTCAAGAAAAACGGCTCTTCTTGAGGGGCTTCTGCTACTGGTTTGTTTTCCTCGCACTTAGGCGAGGGTGCGCTCTTCGGCGCAACGGCAGTGATGTCCCACGCACAGGCTTGCAGCAAGACGAGTGCAAGAGCCAGCAGAAGAGAATGGGGACTACCTCTCTTCATACCAATATTTAGCGGGGTTCCGGGACCAAAAATTCACAGATTTATGAAAAGAAACAACCCCCTGACGGGGGCTGCTCTTTTGACGGTGACAATTACAATCCCGTCTTTTTATGTAGTCAGATCAACCACCTCACACTTGTCTCCGCTGCAAGCGTATGTCTGTGTGCCCTTGGTGGAGTCTTCCTTTTCAAACTTGATGAGTCCTGACCAGTCCACATTCTGTGGGATGGTCTTCAGTGCAGCCTCGTATTGCTCTGCGGTGCAGTCCTGATACGGGGCTTGCTGATAGGTGTGATCGGAGTGGGGCAGGAAAGAAATGCCGCTGATCTCGTCAAAGTGCGCGTACACCCACGCACCCACCTCCATCCACTCACCTTCCCGCACGGTAACAGTGATGCTTGGCTTGTGTTCACACCAGTGCCGCTGATAGGTAAGCCACAACTCCAAGTGTTCAATTGCAGTCATGTCGTTGCGGGTAACGGAACCCACTGCCTTCATGGGGAACGAAAACACCATCGTGTGGTCGGGGCGCATGACACACGGCTCCGCAGGGAATCCCTGTTCGATCATAAACTGGCACAGGGGGTCTTTGCGGTCAGCGCGGACGGTGCGGATGTAGTATTCGCTGTGCCGTGCGTGAATGCCGCTTGCGGAATCCGTCAACTGCGACACCGTGCCGCTTGGCTTTACACAAGTGATTGCTGCCGCAGGGTTGATGCCCATGCGCTTTGCCCACTCCTTGTTTGCGTCCACCGCTGTCTCACGGAGGCAAGACAGGAGAGAATCAAGTTCAGTGCCCTGTGTACGCATCATCTTGTTGTCAAGGATTCCCGTGAGCGAAACTCCAAGCAGTGCTTCCTCCTCGCAGTTCTTGCGCCAATCACTGCTGAGGTACGGGAAGTGGGTAAGCGAGGCTTGCCAAGTGCCGAGAATGGCTGCTAGACGAACCTTTCGCTTGAGAGTGTCAGCAGTATCATCGGGACGGACAATGACTTCAGAAAGGTTACAAAATTCCTTGTCACGAAGAATAATTTCCGAGCAAGGATTCGTGCCGAATTCATAAGTCGCATCACGGCGTTCTCCTAGTTTTGAAACGGTTTTCTGTGCGGCTTGGCGATTGAACACGCCACGCTCACCGCTCTTGCTCTTGTACAGAGACAGCCACTCCTCCATGAATGTGCCGATCTCGGGCTTCTCCTTGTACGCAACGGAATTGTTTGCTAACGCCCGTTGTGGGTTGTCCAACCACCATTGACCCACCTTAGCATCACGCATCCGTTCATCCGTGAGGTTGGAAAGCGAGATAAGAGCCGATCTACGGACACCCCCGACAACGACAATCTCTGCAACCTTACAGATAATGTCGTGGCATTCAATGGAAGTGAGTTTTCGTCCCGCAGCCTTCTTAAAAGTACTGACGGTAAATCGGAAGAGGTCTTCCAGTGGCTGTGGTCCACTTGCGCGTCCACCGAAAGTCTTGAGGCGCGAACCAGCAGGACGAATGTGAGACAAGTCCCATCGGGGGATTTGACCTCCAATAAGTAGGGATACCAGTTCTCGGAAGGATTTTGCCCATCCTTCTTTGGAGTCCTTGACAACGATGAGCGTATCGCTGTTGGTAAACTCTTCAGCAATTGTAGGAAGTTTCTCCACATACTGCCTCTCCACGCTGAAGCCCACTCCCGTTCCGCACATGAGAATGTAAAGAATCTCATCGAATGCGCGAACCTTGTTTACAGCAATGTAGGAGCAGTTGTAGCCTGCGGTGTTATCCCGCTTCAGTGCTTCGCCTGCGGTCATCAGTGACCGCATGGACGGCATGACTTCAAGGTTCAGGACTGCATCACGCAATTCCTCTCGTACTGTTTTATTTATCTTGATTCCCTTTTCTGCGAAATGCTCATCGAAGAAATTGAAATACCGATTCACGGTTTCTTCCCAAGACTCACGCCGCTTGTTGTCTTCAAGCCAGCGTGAGTAGCGCGAAAGGTGAATAAACTCTTGGTAGAGTGTGGGAAGTCGCTTCATGTTTTGTACTCCTTGGTTTAGGTAGAGTATGTAGAGATGATGATATCGTGTAGACCTGTCAAACCGGGTCTAAAGTATTGTGTTTTGTATTTGAATGCGCGTGATTACGAGGGTGTAATTCCTGCTTGCCGCAGTTTCACATTCACCAAGTTCACGATGCTTGGGTGATTTTTTGGGTGGCGTTCGCGGATGTCGTTTAGGTGTGCGTATTCTTTGGCACGACAATCCGCTTTGAACCAAATTGGATCGTAATCCCCACCGTTTATGAGACAGGATATTTGCACATTATAGTGCTTTGCACACTGATGTAAATAATATTGTTCGCAGAAAATGGTTGGCAAGAAATAGCACTCTCCTGCTTGATTCATCGCGGCAAACCCTGCTTGGTTCTGTGGGTCGGTTGACAAATCCATTGCTTCTTGTGCATAGGTTTGAATGAACTGCAAATCTGTTCCGCCGAATATTCCCGTATTGTACGATGTGTCGCGGTCATCTTCCCTGACGCAAAGCCTCTTGTTTGGGCACTGCGAGTAGAATGTGTCAAGATCGTACCATCTTTTCGGCGGAAGAATCATTTCCATTGATTGAGTAAGCACACTTGCCGTGAGTTTCTGCTCAGGAAACGGCTGCTTTGCAAACACATCAAAATCAACATGCAGAAACGAATCGCCAAGTTGTGCTGCCTTCTTGTAGGTGTACAGTTTTCCCAATGCCCAATTCAGGTTGGGTGCAAGAGAATCAAGTTCCGTGGATACAGTAGTGTAAGGAATGTCTTTGAGAGAATCCTTGCCTACCGAGTCGGTGACAAGATGGACTTCACCGTAGTTCATTTTCAAGTAGTGAAATGCTAGTTTGTGGCAATTGATCACGAATTCGTTGGGCTTTTGCAAGTAACCGTTAGACCAGTATGACATGTAGAATTTCATTTAACAATCTCCTTCAGCGAGTTTTCGTATAGTTTTAGGTATATTGCGTCTTTGACTTGTGGATGGTTCTTGTGACATATGAGGTGAGTGTACCCAACCGAACAAGACTCTTTTTCTCTGTAAATTTCTTGTTCGCAGTTCAACAGGCACTTCACGGGGACTCCCCACTCCTCTGAACACACATACAGATAATATTGTTCAGAAATACAGGCAACGGATTGGGGCTGATACTTGTTCATCAGTTCATAGCACGGTTGGTTTTCTGTGTCCATAGTGAAGCATATTCCTGCTTCTGCATACCGCTTTATGAAGTCTAGATTGTTGCCCCCGAATATCCCCACATTGTATGAAGATTGGTAGTGTCTGCGTTCTGTGTCTTTGACCATGTGCCTGTTTACATGATTGTCTTCAAACATTTTGAATGCGTACAAATCGTACACCTTGCGTTCAACGGACTGGCAGAACACTTGCTCTTGCAGCAATTCTGTGGGAAGTGGTTTCCACAGAAACACATCGTAGTCCACATGACAGAAAGGGACTCCCCGTTCACACAGAATTTTATATGCGTGAAGTTTTCCCAGTGCCCAGTTGGTCGAAACCGTTCCGTCAAGAACATCAAGTTCTGTTTGGATTGATGTGAATCCTACATCTTCAAAGTATGGCTTGCTGCGACTGTCCGTCAGCAGATGACACTCTCCGTAATGTTTTTTGATAAGATGAACCGAAAGACGGTGAATGTCAACAAGATACTCGTCAATAGATTTGTAGTAACCGCCCGACCAATACGACATATAGAATTTCATAATGAATGGCTTTCAATTCAAAGTATCAGGTCATTGAAGTCAGAAGCAAAAAACCTTGGGCTGTTCTGAGGATCGTATGAGTATCCCATGTTACACTCTTCTCCGGTGTTTAACAGCACAGGAGTCCACACCGACCAGTCCAGTATAGGGGTAGAACCATCCCAAATGATGATGTTTTCCACTACATTGGTTTCGGTTTTTACTATGGCATATTTCATTGGATTACCCTATTGCCACGATTTTAACATAACCGTTCCCACCAGCCCCACCGTTGCCAGCGGTCACTCCGGGGCAACTACCACCGCCCCCTCCTCCACCACCGCCACGGTATCCGTTTCCTCCGTTTGTTGCGCGTCTTCCTGCACCTGTCGCTCCCGCCCCACCGCCTGCTCCACCGAATCCAGAACTAAACATGAGGTTGGGGGCAATCATCTGATACGAGTTTGGTGCGTCCGCTTGTCCGTTTCCACACACCCCTTGATATATCGTGGTTCCGGGCGCGTAGTTGCCAAACAGCATGAAAGAAGTAGAAAATGCCGCACCTCCATGCACCGTATTTACTGAGTTTGGTTGGTAGATGGCTACAGAACCTCCGCCGTTTGCTACCGTGGCACTGTTTAGACTGCCACCACCAGCACCACCACACTCATATGGGCTGAAAACAAAAATGTTCCCTCCGGTGCTTCCTCCTCTTGCACCTGCACCGACTCCACCTCCAACCTTGTTCAACGAAGTAACATCTATCAAAGTTGGAGTACCTGTAAGTGAAACATCCATTGGTTTAACTGGCTGACCAAACAACAGGCTCACTCCCGTGCTTGATCCTGAATTGGGATTGGAAGATACACCTGTTCCCACACCACCGTTGCCAAACAGGTTTCCACCCGCACTTATGAAATAAGAGGCTTGACCGGGAATCCATATCTGCGTTGCTCCACCCGATGTGGCAGCGGCAGGAGATGCACCGTTGGTGGTTCCTGCTATCCCGCCGTTGCCTCCTGCGCCGATCACTATTTGCAGTGTGCTTATCCCCTTGAAAGCACTCACGGGTAGTTCGGTGAGAACATATGTTCCTGCTGCTCCACCATTTCCTCCCGGTGAACCACTGGCTGCATCCCGCCGTGTTCCACCAGCACCACCACCGCCACCTCCCACTGCAAAAATAAACAACCGTTTTGCGTTTTGTGGTATGGAGTATGTTCCGCTCGTATCAAACTCACGAGCGTTGATTATGTTAGAGTCCGTTGGGGACGGAAATCCATAAAATCCGTTGTTCATAGTGTTCCAGATTCAACGAGAATATTGAAAGTTTCTCCCTTTTCGGTTGAGGCATACAGTTTATGGACTCCACCGCCCGGAAGAACGAGTCCAACCAGTTCTGCCACTTCTGCACGAAATGCAGAAACGGTGGTGCTTGGTGTGATTGCTGGCACAAGCAATTCGTCAATCAGCCTCTTATTGGTTCCGCTGTCCGGCGAATAAAAAAACCGGATTACTCCTGCGGTGGTGTTTCCCGTGGCACACACCGTCACACGAAGTATGCGCTTGCCTACACCGTTTCCTGCCGTGGTTGATGGACCAGAACATATTTCAACGGTTGTTCCCGTGCCGTCACGCGCAGTGTTGATGGTGCTAACCTGTGAAACTTCAAGTGTTGGTGCTGCTGTAAATTGTGCTGATGTTGCCATACCTTATGTATCCTCTCTTTTCATACGATACCCATGTTAAATAGTGCCAAGTTGGTTGTTGACGAATACACAGAATCTGCCTCAATTTTTGCTGCTTGCACATTATTTGCAAATGTGACTCCTCCTGCCGCGCTTATTCCCGCATACACTGTCATCATGCCAGAGAACGAAGAAGTGCTTGACGCAAAGAAATCGGTGTATACGCTTGTTGAGGTATCAAAACATTCAATTGCTTGTGTGCCGTTTGCCCACAGACGAATGGCACTTTCGTCATTGTTTACCTCTATCTCTGTGCCTCCGGCAGCACCAAGATACAGCGTTTCTGAAGTTCCTGCTTGAATTCTTCCCGTGCCACGGATATTGATGTTTGAAAATGTTGCACCAGCGGCAGAAACACCGCCCATAGCGTTCACAAGACCGTATATGTACGCAGCGGTCTGCGTGGCTGCTCCAATCACGGCAGTGTTGGAACCGAATCCGACTGCCTGTGTGCCTATCACGATTTCATTGGTTGATAAATCGGTTCCGATATTAGAGTACCCGATGTAGATTCCACCAGTTGCTGTTACAACATCGGTTCCAGTTAGTCTTCCGATTGCAGTGTTGAAGGAACCCGCTGATAGAGCGGACAGTGCGCCATTTCCTGCTGCGGTGTTGCTACTGCCGTTGTTTACAAGAAGTGCGCGTCTACCAAATGCGGTGTTAAAACTTCCTGTTGTGTTTGCATTCAAAGCACCGTCACCCACGGCAACATTTGAACTACCCGTGGTGTTTGCATTAAGTGCGTTGTTTCCTATTGCCGTACTTATAGACCCAGTTGAATTTGAGGCAAGCGCATTAACACCAACGGCTGTATTGGTGGAAACTCCACCACCCCCTCTTCCAACCGTAAGGCTGTTAACGGTTATGTCTGCTGCGGAGGTAATGGTATCACTGGTGGCATTTCCGAGGCTTACAT